GATATTACAGGTGAGGAAGATCATGCTGTGCCTGAACAGTTTGATAAGATGAATTATTCAACTCTAATTACTTATGGGTTTGTTTATTCTAAAACTAAGAGAGAACTAAAAACATTTTCTACGTATGATGTGGATGATGAAGTGTTTAGTGGTCGTAATGTGTTTCCAATTGGGTGTGTGAAAAAAATCGAAAAGGTATTAATTTGATTTTAATTTTGGCATTTGTTTTACTTTCTCTTTCAGCTCCTCTACTTCTACTCCTTCTAGAATGGGAGAGTAATCGTCCATTATCTGTTTCATTCTGGCTTCTAATTCTTCTGTTGTTAAGTCTTCTAGTTTTCCTGTACGTATTATCTTCTGCTCAATATACAAACCCGCAGCTTTACCTCGTGCAACTTCAGCATTAACTGCAGCAGACCATGCACCTTTATTTAATGCAGCCTGTCTAATTTTACCAAGTTCACCTATGTGTTTTTCATAAGTGACTTCATATTTCTTTTGCCATTCTTCTCTTAACTCTCCAATGTATTTAACTACAAGTGGATAGAGTTTTGGATTCTGTAATTTACTTGCGTATTGTCTTGCTGAGTCTTTTGCAAAGCCAGCATCAACAGCACACTCAGTCGCTGTCTTTCTTCCTTCGTTCGTCACCAGTTCGTATGCGAACTTCATCTGCTGTTCCGTCAGCTTCTTCGGTAATCCCATTTTTAAATATCCTATTAAAGTTTTCTTTGTACAAATCAGTGACAGGTCTTGATACACCGTCCCATTGTCTACCTTTTTCTTTTTTGTTCATCCTTTACTTTTACTACAACTTTGATATTAATCAATACTTAGTTGTATGAATGGAAAGTTATTAAGACAAGTCTTAGATAAGATGTTGAAAGGTGAAGTTGCAGGTGAAGCACGTGTTCAGGTTTGCCTACCTGATGGAAAATATTATGACGTTACTTCTTTACAATTACTAGAAAATAAATTAATTGGAGTAAGAGAAACACACCGACTAGTCTTTACTGTCAAAGCCGAAACATGGAATATGGGTAAAGTTTTGAAGAAAATTGAATAGCCTGTAGTAGTGAAATCGGAGACTAAATTTTGGCATGAAATTAAAACGTTCGTTACTAAAAATAATTGCAAATTATCATTTACACGCTTGGAAAATAGCGCTTCATGGGGCACTCCTGATCTACTGGGTTATAATAGCAACGGTCACTTTTTCACTGTAGAATTAAAAGTAACAAAAACAAACAAAGTCACATTTTCGCCACATCAGATAGCGTTTCACGTGAAACATCCGAACAATACTTTTATCTTGGTCCTTGATGCCAGAAGCAAGGAGCCAAAACTTTATGAGGGATCATGCATCAGGGAGCTTGCTGCTTGTGGCTTGACGCTTGAGCCTCGGTGCTTGACGCTTGAAACTTGCATCAGGACTCTGGAGTCTGCTTGACGCTTGACGCTTGTGGCTTGTCGCTTGACGCTTGAGGCTTGTCGCTTGACGCTTGCTGCTTGAGCTTCGCTTTTTTCTGTTCTTCTTTCGCTCGCTTGCGAAATTCTTCGTAAAATTTAGGATGTTTAAAAACGTGCATTAGTGTTTACCATACACTACATTTTTAATTCGTCCATCCCAACAAGCCCGACAATCACCACATTCGTTGTTTTGTTTTGGAGCCGGGCAGAAATGGCCCTCACTTGTAAATGTTTTATATAAGTTACTTGAGACGGTGCTGGTGTTCTTCCAATCTTTTGGCAGCTTATGACGTGACTGGTCCACCATTGGAGCGCTGAACCTGATCACTAAATTTTTTGGACATAGAGGCAAAAAAGATTTAACCCAAGCTTCACGGGTTGGCATCCAGTGCTTAATTTTTGGAGTTAACCCTGCAACAGCAAAAATTTTTAAAAGGTGCTCTTCGTCCTGGACGTCGCCGGAGTCGTGCCATCTAAATTCTTTTGCTTTTTTTGAATTAATTAAATACGCCATTGCGCCAGTCCATAACGGTGACCGGATAGCTTTGAGTCTTCTATACTGTGCATCTTGAACCACCTTAAAAACATAGCAGCCTTTTAATGCATAACAATCGTAACAAGTCGAGCCCGGAACATTTTGAAGTTTTGAACCCGTCTTACATTCTTTAGCTGGTAGACCGTAGGCCCATCCAGGCATCTTAGAGGGCTTTGAAAGTCCTCCAACTATTTCTAACGCTTCTTTTGTTTTCATAATAATTTCTCCTTTATATTCCTATACCATAAACGCTTGCAACTTGTCAAGCTTGACGCTTGAAGCTTGACGCCCTGCACAACCCTGCAGGGCCTGGGGAGAGTTAAACCTTACACTCACAACGTATGGGGTCACAGTTTATAGAGCCGTACACCCTCACAAATCGAGCTCTTGACCAGTCAACTCTCTAGTATTTCTACCACCCATAGCTATTGGGGTGTTGACTGATCCCAGGTCTATTGCGATTTTTCGCCGAAGCGTAGAACTCGAGAGATCAAGCCGTTAAGCTGTCTTTACCCACACAATAGACCAGGGATCAGCACCCAGGAAAGACGGCAACAAGTTGCGGTGTGATCCTGGGTTGATCCTTTGACCCGGGCCCATAGCTTTAATTCTAAGTTAGCCCGGGTCAAATTTTTTAAGCTCTTAATTCTGAAAAAGGCAACTCTAATTGTTGAGGCGCCTGTTCCATTGGTTCTATAATAAAGAATTCAATATCTTTATCATCATTCAACGTTTGAGAAGCTTCACAAACTTTTTTTGCATTCTCTTCAGTTGAATAAGCTTTACCTTTAACAATCTCATATTGATCTTGTTTAAAGAGTTTATATTTTTTTATTACAAAGTACATAGCATCTTATAGGATACTAAAGGAATACAATCAACAATTATTATTGTACACTATTGTCGCAGGGGTGCGACAATCTTATCCTTTACAATTCAGGATTATCCTATATAATAGGGGTGGGAGGTCGGGAATATAATATCCGATATATCTAGTTTAGAATCATTCTAAACTGGAGCCATACAACTACAGGTTGTATCGCGGGGGTTGACAATAAATTTAATTTAGTGTAGGATTATCCCATAACAGAAAGCGAGGAAAGCATGGCAAAAAAAGACGATAACACAATCAATCTGTCAGATAAAAAAGTAAAATTCTGGACAGATCAAATCAACGAAGAGACAGCAGAAAAAAAACGAGATCTTGAAAGAGAACTCGAAAAGAAAGTCGATGAGAATATCGACAGTAAAGTTTCAAGTTTTATGAAAGAATTAAAACTAGATAAACTTTACAAGGACCATGAAACAAACGACAAAAACTTACAAGATTTTTTAAATCAAAAAGATTTAAAAGAACAATCTTTAAGAGATAAGAAAAAAGAAAGCGCGGACAGTTTTATTGATTTATTCAATAGACAGGCCCGGATCCATGATTGGTCTACAATGTACGAGCACGATCGCGATATCGAGGATTTTGACAGGCACATTAAAAACGTTTGTCGAACCGAATATTTTAACGAGCTTAAAAAGAACACACCGGAGGGAAAACTATTACAGGAAATAGACGGTAAAAGAAAAGCTATGTTAAGAGCATTGAACCAACCAAGATTGAAATTCAAAGAGGTTGATTTTAATGCGGCTATGTCCAACGGATTTAATGCCATTGGCATTGAATATAAACCAATCGATATCCACAGAGCTAACGAAAGCGAGGAAACTATGAACTAACTGAACCAAGCACCCGGGCCCACGGGGCCCGGGTCCATCCATAGAGGTACCAAGCGCCAGGCAAAATTAGCAAAACTTTAAAAAATGCGACCCACCTTTTACAAAAAGGGATCCTACATATATGCCATATATTGTAAGATTTAGATATTTATGGTAGTAAAATACTTTTTAAGGTTTCAAAATCATCCTCAAAAAATTTTGCGAAAATTTAAAACTTTATGGAAATAGATAAAGAAAAACTAAAAAACTTCGATAAGCTGCCTGCAGATGTAAGGCGCCAGTTCTCTTTGCTCATGAACCAATATGCAGAGAAGAAAAAACAATCTACAATTAAAAATGATTTCATGTCCTTCGTTAAACATGTATGGCCTGACTTTGTAGAAGGAAGACACCATAAAGATGTTGCAAAAAAATTTAACGAAATTGCTGAGGGCAAAACAAAGCGTGTCATAATTAATATGGCACCTAGACATACAAAGTCTGAGTTTGCTAGTTACTTGTTACCTGCGTGGATGGTAGGTCGTAATCCTAAATTAAAAATTATTCAATCAACTAACACAACTGAATTATCTGTAAGGT